GTCCGCGGACTTTGATGGTCGCGTAGATGTAGTTCCGGTAAGTGACCCCAACATATTCTCTATGGCGCAGCGGGTTACGTTGGCTCAGACGCAGTTGCAGTTGGCTCAGTCTAATCCTCAGCTTCATAACTTAAACGCGGCTTATCGTCGGATGTATCAAGCTCTTGAGGTTCAGAACATTGACGAGATATTACCTCCTCCGCCTGAACCGCAGCCATTAGACCCAGCGATTGAGAACGCTCGTGCGTTAATGGGTGAGATCCTGAATACCTTCCCCGAGCAGGACCATGAGATTCATATTCGTTTGCACATGGCGTTTATGAAAACCCCGCTCGTGTCTACATCTCCTCAAGTGATGGGTACTTTCTACTCTCACATTATGGAGCACATTTCTCAGAAAGCTCGTAAGATGGTTAGTGCAGAGATTGAAGACTTAATTTCTCAAGCTCAGTTGGCGGTGCAGAGTGGCGCGATTTCTCAGGACGTGGCGCAAGAACAAGTTATGGAACTTCAGCAAGCGGTTTCAGATCCTGCTCAGATGGAGAAACTTGTTTCCATGCAGATGGAGAAACTCATGGTAGAGGTTCTACCGGGCATGATGCCAGCGGGCGATAGTCCTATGGACGATCCTCTCGTACAGATTCGTATGCAAGAGTTAGCGTTGAAAGAGAAAGACTTACAGCGTAAAACAGAAGATGATCAAGGTGAGATGCTTATGGAGTTGCAGAAGATGCAACAACGTGCTGCGACGGACGCGGCCCGCATTGAAAGCCAAGAGGACATCGCAGATAATCGTAATGAAGTTAACCGTGAGCGCATAGATGTGCAGCGCGAAAAAATGCAGCGGGGGTAACATGCCTCTAAAAGAATGCCTGTTCTAGAGACTATTGCGGCCGCTAACGCTGCGTATTCAATAATTAAGAAGTGCCTTGAGAACGGGCGCGAAGTTAAGGACATGGTGGGCCATGTTGGCAAGTTTCTCAACGCTGAGGACGAGCTTAAGGATGCCGTAAAGCGTAAGAAGAATAATCCCATCTCTGCTATTACTGGCGGGGCCGAAGGGGATTGGGAAGAGTTCCAGGCCCTTGAGAAGTTAAAAGAACAAAGAAAAGAACTAGAGTCTTGGTGTAGATTATACGGCCCGCCCGGCACATGGGACCGCTGGGTTCTTTGGCAGGCGGAAGCGAGGAAGGCTAGAAGAGCCGCGATAAAACAAAAAGAAAAAGAACGCGAAGAGCTTATTGAAACGTTAATGATGTGCTTGGGTTGTTTCTTTGCTGTATCCGGAATGGCCGCAATGGTGTGGGCTCTTGGAAAATACATGGATAAATGGTAATGTTTTTCTTAATGTGGTTTCTGTATTCGAACAACGCCGTGGACGTGTACCAATTGGGACAGTTCAGGACGGACAAGGCTTGTGAGGCTGCGAAGTCTGAAGCTATGGTTTTAATAACTAACAGTAAGACGAGAATACTTTGTTTTGAGGTTTTAAGAGATGACTGATTTTGAAAAAGCTGACCTTGATAGCAACGGCCACATAGACAAGGCCGAATGGGACAAGCTTGCGTGGGAAGACAAGCGTCGTCAGATGGACGACGAAGATCACAAGCGAGATGCTCAGTTACGTATGACGTGGTTTGCTTTGTCAGGCATGGTACTTTACCCTTTGATTATTCTGACGTGTTCTATTTTAGGATTTGATACTGCGGCAAAGTTAATAACGGATATAGCCTCAATATACATTGTGAGTGTTTCAGGTCTGTGCGCCGCGTACTTTGGTTTTAATGCTATGAACAAAAAAGCATCGTCGCCTGTGCCTACATCGAAAGTGATAGATAAATGATTACATTACTTGGAAGCTTACTGGGCTTTGGGACTTCTTTCCTGCCGGAGATACTAAACTACTTCAGGGCGGGCCAGGACCACAAGCACAACCTTGAGCGCATGTCGCTAGAGATGGACATGATGGCTCGGCGAAATGAGTTGAAGCTGGACATCTTGGACAAGCAGGCTGATATTAAAGAAACAGAGAGCTTATACAAACATGATAGTATGGACGCAGGAGGTTTTATTAACGCACTACGAGGTAGTGTCCGTCCTGTCATCACTTATGTTTTTTTTAGCCTTTTCGTTGCCATCAAGATAACTGCTCTGATGGCTTTAATGGATTCTGGAGCGGACTTCGGCAAGTCTTTGTCTCTGATCTGGGATGATTCAACCAGCGGCTTGTTCGCTGCAATAGTAAGTTTTTGGTTCGGCGGAAGAGCCGTATCCAAATATATGAAGGGGAAACCATGACATATAAACTAGGAAACCGTAGTAATGAGCGGCTAGAGGGCGTGGACCCTAGCATGCAAACTGTTGTTCGCGCAGCAATAGGTCGCTCTGAGCAGGACTTTAGCGTGATCTGTGGGTTAAGAACCCGCAAAGAGCAGGAAGCTCTTGTGGCTAAAGGCGCTAGTCAGACTATGAAGTCTAAACATCTTGGCGGCTTTGCTGTTGATTTGATGGCCTACATTGACGGTGGCCGATGGGAACTCAACCTGTATGATGAGATTGCAGACGCAATGAAGGACGCGGCTAAAGAGCTTGGTATTAAAATTCGATGGGGCGCGGCTTGGCATATAGATAATATTGCTGAATTCGATGGCACTGCTGAAGAAGCTATGAATGAATATATAGACCTTAGAAGGTCACAAGGGCGTAGACCCTTCATAGATGCGCCACACTTTGAACTAATAGATTAGCAGTCAACAAGGAAAATGCAGAATGGATGTTGTCGATTGGGCAAAGTACATGTATAAGAAACTTGAGGAGCGGGAGAAAGACATTTCTGCTGCCCTTGCAAGTGGTGCTGTCAAAGACTGGGAGCAGTATAAAATGTCTGTGGGAGAGATACGGGGACTCTCTTTCGCTCGTGAAGAAATCAAGTCCCTGCTGGAAAGAACCGTAGACGATGTCGAAGACCTTATATCTTCCTGAACACGTTGCGCAGAAAAGAAACAAAGAAAAGGGTGAGGCTAAAGCCGACCCTGATGCTTTGAAAAGCGCATACGTTGACCCTAATGAACGGGTGTTAGATCCGTCCCTCTTAGAAAAACCGCTACTCGATAGACTCCCACAACCGACAGGTTGGCGAGTGTTAGTTATGCCTTACCAAGGCAAAGTTAAAACAGCGAGTGGTTTATACATTCCCGATGAAGTCCGAGAGCGAGAGTCAGTAGCTACTGTTGTAGCCTATGTGATGAAGCTTGGACCCTTGGCTTACAAGGACCCTGACAAGTTCGGGGCCGATAGTGGGCCATGGTGCAAGGAAGGCCAGTGGGTATGCATTGGTCGTTATTCTGGATCACGTTTTAAGATTGATGGTGGGGAGGTTCGCATTATTAACGATGACGAAGTTATCGCCACACTTCTTGAGCCAGATGATGTTAAGCATGTTTAAGGGGATAGAATATGTCTGAAGAATCAAACATTGAAGAACCTGAAATTTTGGTTGAAGAACCTGATCAGGAGTCTGACCAAGAGCCTGACCAAGATCCTAAAGTTGAGGTCGCGGCAGAGTCAGGTAACGAGCTAGACACGTATAGTAAGGGTGTGCAAACGCGCATCAAGAAATTGACGGAGAAATACCGACAAGAAGAACGTGATAAATCTGAGGCGGTTCGGTTATCGCAGCAGCTACTAGACGAGAACAACAAGTTAAAAACCCGTGTGAAAGCCTTAGATACAGGGTATCTATCTGAGTACGGCTCTCGCTTGCAGTCTCAAACAGATGGTGCGAAGCGAATTTATAAAGAGGCTTACGAGCTTGGCGACACTGACAAGATGCTCGAGGCTCAACAGGCTTTGTCTAACATCGCAGTACAGCAGCAGCAGTACAACACAGCAAAGGCTCGAGCAGAGCAGCAGGCTAAGATGCCTGTTCAGCAACAGCAACAGCAAGCGGCTCCTGCCCCACAACAGCAACAGCAAGCGGCTCCAGTGCCGGATGAAAAAGCTGTTCGGTGGAAAGATAAGAACAAATGGTTTGGCGACGATAAAATCATGACAACCGCCGCCTACACCATACATCAAGGGCTCGTCGAGGAAGAAGGGTTTGACCCGAACACCGATGAGTACTATACTGAGGTTGATAAACGCATGCGAACGGAGTTTCCACATAAATTCCAAGCAGCGAAAAAACCCGGGGGAGGAAGTCAGGTCGCATCTGCTGGCAACTCTGCATCCCGCAGCACTAAAACAGGGCGCAGGTCGGTCAAGCTATCGCATTCACAAGTCGCAATTGCGAAAAAGCTCGGCGTACCTCTTGAAGAATACGCTAAGTTTGTAAAGGATTGATACTATGACTGAAGTAAGAACTCCGCGCAGTAGCGCAACCCGAGATAAAGAAACTCGCAGAAAACCATGGGCACCGCCCAGTCGCCTAGATGCGCCAGAGCCGCGAGCCGGTTACGTGCATCGTTGGATTCGTGTCTCAATGCGTGGTGAGGAAGACAAAATGAATGTCAACACCAAGCTGCGTGAAGGATGGGAACCTGTTCGTAAGGACGAGTATCCAGACTATGAGGCCCCTACTATTGACGATGGTCGATATGAGGGAGTGATCGGACAAGGTGGACTAATGCTGTGCCGAATACCTGTAGAGACGGCCAACGAACGCTCCGAGTATTACGGGCTCCGGACCCGCGAACAAATGGTTGCAGTCGATCAGGACCTAATGAAGGAGCAACATCCTTCGATGCCGATACATAATGATCGGCGGAGTCGTGTATCCTTCGGTGGATCAAAACGAGACACCGAATAACCTTTGAGGTGCTATAATGGCAAATTCTAACGGATCGTTTGGGCTACGCCCAATCGGAATTGTTGGACAGGGTGCGAACACTACTGGGGCAACTCAGTACCGCATTGCGTCTAACAACAATACTAAAATGTATCAGGGTTCTCCCGTGATACCTATAGCTGGTGGTACTATTTCTGAGGCGCAAGCCGCAGCGGGTGGTAACGTCGGTCTTCTCGGCGTGTTCTGGGGCTGCGAGTTTGTTCGCCTATCAGATGGCAAGAAAATCTTTTCTGCAAGCTGGCAAGGTACAGCAGCGGGTGCGGACCCAGTGTTCCCTATTACGGCGTTCGTGTACGACAACCCAATGCAGACGTTCACTATTGCAACGTCGAATGTAGTTGGCGCAAGAAACACAGAAGCTGAAGTTCGAGCCGCTGTTTTCAAAAACATCAACTTTGCAACTGCTACGGCGGGCAACAACACTTCTGGTATCTCTTCGGCTTCTGCTGATTTGAATACTGTTGCTACCACTGCTGCTCACAAGCTGCGGATTATTGGGATTCAAGACGATCCTGACAATGCGGACTTTACCGTTGCAGGTATTTCTTTAATCGTTCGGTTAAATACTTCGTTTAATTCAGCCAATGGCGGAATTACTGCGGGTACTACGAACTCAGCAGGCGTATAGGAGGTCTAAAAAATGGCTATTTCACGCGCACAACTAGCAAAAGAGCTAGAACCCGGCCTCAACGCTTTGTTTGGTATGGAGTACAACAAGTACGAAGGCCAACACGCAGAGATCTACACAACAGAATCTTCAGACCGTGCGTTTGAGGAAGAGGTTATGTTGTCCGGATTTGGCGCAGCACCGACTAAATCGGAAGGCGCTGCTATCAACTTTGACGATGCTAACGAAGCATACACTGCTCGTTACAACCACGAAACCGTTGCACTAGCTTTCTCAATTACTGAGGAAGCAATCGAAGACAACTTGTATGACCGCTTAGGTAGTCGTTACACGAAAGCTTTGGCTCGTTCAATGGCCCACTCTAAGCAGGTTAAAGCTGCTTCTGTCTTGAACACTGCGTTCACAGGTGGCGCTACTGCTGGCGGAGACGGTGTTGCACTTTGTGCTACTAATCACCCTCTCACAAATGGTGGGACTTTTGCCAACACTCCAACAGTTGCTGCTGATTTGAATGAAACATCTCTTGAAGATGCTTTGATCAACATCGCAGGATTTGTTGACGAGCGTGGTTTAAAAGTTGCTCTTCGTGGTATGAAGATGATTATCCCTCGTCAGTTGCAATTTATTGCAGAGCGGATTCTTGCTTCTAATCTTCGGTCTGGCACTGCGGATAATGACACTAACGCGATGCGTTCAATGGGGATGTTGCCTAGCGGTTACGCTGTCAACGACTTCCTTACTGATCCGGATGCGTTCTTTGTTATGACAGATGCTCCTCGTGGAATGCTCCACTTTGAGCGTACTCCGTTGTCCACAAACATGGAAGGCGACTTTGATACTGGCAACATGCGATTTAAGGCCCGTGAGCGTTACAGCTTCGGTTTCTCAGATCCACGTTGTGTCTTCGGTAACACAGGCGCGTAACCTACTTAGAACTGTTAAGTCAGGGGCTGCTTCGGTGGCCCCTTTCTTTTTAAAAAAACATGTGTATACTTTTATTATCCCTGACAGTCACATCCCGTGGCTGACTTAACCCAGACAGGAGATCAACATGGGTACTACAACTTTTTCTGGCCCAATAAAGGCCGGTACAATCAAAGATACAACAGGAACAACCTTAGGCTCAAATGTTGCCAACGTAGGTCAAGTTGTAATGTCTCAATCTATTATGATTGACGCGGCAGTCGCCGCTGGAACAACTACCTACGATGTCGGCGTCATTCCAGATAATTCACAGCTACTGGGTGTCACACTAAGAGTGTCTATAGCTAGTAACGCGGGTGGCACAGCGACTGTTTCAGTAGGGGTGTTGAGCAAGACGACTCAATTTCTTATTGCAAATACCAATGTTAAAGCGGCGGGGGAAACTAAAACTTTGGCCGCTGGGTCTTTAGACA